ACTTGGCACACGGCATTGGATGAAAGAGTAAGGCTAACACACATGGAATTAGAAGGTGTGACTATTCCTATAGATGATTATTTCAATGTTGGTGGATTCTTAGGAAAATATCCCTTAGATATGGCATTACCAATTGAGCAAACCGCAAATTGTCGTTGCTCAGTAAGCTACAAATGATGTTCAAGGCTATAAGCCTTTTACATATAGAAACAAGCCAGAGAAGGCTTAAAAACGCTAATCGTTCAGAGAAGAACGATTGTAAAAATAAGCAAAACGCAAAGGAGAAATTAAATATGGGTAATAACAATCAAGACGAAACTGTTAATCAGAACGGACAGGAAGTGGTTGAACAGCCTACACAGGAGCAACCACCAAAAGACGAACAGCCTAAAGAGTCCGAACTTCTTAAAGTAAACGCAGAGTTACAGACAGAAGTAAGGAAGATGAAGAAGATGATTGATTCTTATTCTAGTCAGATTAGTTCCTTGAAAAAGGAATTAAGCGAGAAGGTTGCTACAGAGGGAGCGCAAGCTACCAAGCAATCTGAGGAAATGGAATCAATCAAAACTGAACTTGAAAAGGCAAAGAAGGATATTGCTTTCCGTAACACAGTTGATGGTTACTTGGCAATGGGAATGGATAAGGACTATGCCACAAAGGTAGCCCAGATGAAAGTGGATGGTGAGGAAGAGTCAGTAAATACTCTTCTGAAAGGATTCATTGATTCAGAAAGAAAAAAGGTCAAGGAAGAAACCACAGCAGAATTGTACGCAAAGATGCCTGCACCTGTTTCTGGTAACGGTGACGGACAGATTGATTATGACAAAATGTTCCAAGAAAAGTTAAATAGTGGCGATCTCGAAGGTGCTATTCATGCACAGCTCATGGGAGCGCAACAAAAAGCAAACCAGTAAGGAGGAATAAACAATGGCTACAGCTATGAGTTTTGGCACACCTAATTTTAGCGGTATGTTGTTTAGAAAAGGTGTCGAATCAACACCTTTTTCAACACTTATCGGTGCTAATCGTGGTTATACCAATCATGTTGAATTTGTAATGGGTCAGTATTACAACTCAATTGCAGGTTCACAACCTAACATTTCAGAAAGTGCATCTTTGAAAGCACCAGAAGCACTTGTTGCTACAAGAAGTCAGTTGACAAACGTAACTCAGATCTTCCAAGAGACAGTTAGCGTATCATACGCAAAAGAGTCCAACATGGGAACAATGAGTGGTGTTAATGTAGCAGGTCAGCAACCAAACCCACAAAGCGAACTTGAATTCCAAATTTCAAGAGCAATGGCTAAGATCGCACAGGATATTGAGTACACATTTATCAATGGTGTTTACAACAAGGCTACAAATGACAATGAAGTAAATAAGTCAAGAGGTATCCTTACAGCAATTACAACAAACGAGATCAATGCAGGTGGTGATTCAATGTCACGTAACCTCATTTCAAAGGCACTTATGGCTATTTCAAATGCAGGTGGTGATATCTCCAATATTATTGTTGGTATGTCAGCTATCCATCTTGCACAGCTTGACTATGATGCTAATAAGAATGGAATGACAGCAGTTCCAAGAGAAAGAGAAGTCAATGGTCTTAAGATCCAGACTGTTCTTACACCTTTTGGTGCAGTTGGTGTTCAGCTTATGTCAACAATTCCTGTAGGTACAGCACTTGTATTTACACCTAGCATCATGAGACCTATGGAAATGATCGTTCCAAATAAGGGTAATTTCTTCTTAGAGCCACTTGCAAAGACAGGTGCAGGAGAAAACTATCAGATCTTTGGTCAGATTGGTCTTGATTCAGGAGCTGAGTGGTTATCTGCTAAGATCACAGGTCTTTCAGAAGACTTCCCAGAAGAAGCAGTAGTTTCTGGCTGAGTTCCATTAAAGTAAGGCTAGGGCAAAACCCTAGCCACTCCCAGTAAAGAGGTTAGTATGAACGTTGAAACTTTTAAGACTATCTTAGGTGAAACATCTCTGACAGATGAACAGCTAGAAGTAATGCTTGAAAGAGCAAAACGAAAAGCGGTAAATCATTTTTACTGGAAGGAAGATGATATACCTACAGATGAAGAAATCGAGAGATTTGTTGATAGATACGAATATGAAATATATGATCTTGCAAAAGCCACTATTGAGAGTGCAATGAGGGGCGGTCTCAAACAATTCAGTGAACTTGGAGTAACTAGAATTTGGGAAAGTGGTGGAGATCAAGAAGTAGAGAATGCTTTAAATGCTATCCCAGTACAGACGTATGTTTACTAGAGGGGGAGATAGATGATAGGTTTATCTGATTTAAAAGAGAATCAAAGAACATTTTATTATCAGACTTTTCAAGAAGGTGAAGAGGAAGTAGACGAAGACGGATACTTAACTGGTGATAAAACTAGTAGTTATTCAAACCCAATCAAAGCAGAAGCTATGATTAGTGAAAATACATCTGATGCAGAAGATAAACCATTTGGCAAAGATCTTGTATATGACAAGATGATATCTACAGTTCAAGATTTACCTATTGATGAATTTTCAAGATTGTTTGTAGATGTAGTTCCCGACATAAAAGAAGATGGTTCAACTGACACAAAGCCAGATTATATAGTCAAGAAAAAAGCTAAAGGTTTATACCAAAAGGTTTGGGCTATCCAAAAGGTTGATGGTTATGAACAAGACAATTAGAGTCAATCCACTTAGGGCTTCTAGCATTGAAAAAGCCATTAGAGAACTCGAAGAGTATCGTAAGGCTTTAGAAGAATTTCCTAAGAAATACACGGAAGCAATGATAGAGGAATTAAAAACTATCATTGCAGAAGAAGCACCAAACAGTGCAATTGGAATGATGAAGAGCGTCTATGTCAACAATCTAGGAGATAAAGCCGAGGGAGTAATTGTATTTGATGGTCATGTAGAATTTATTGAGTTTGGTACTGGTATTGTGGGTTTAAACCTGCATGAAGGTATAAATGATGAATGGTTAAATGCATTGCCACCACCTTACAACATTTATTGGAATACAGGAACTTTTATAGTTCATGATAAGAAGTCACCAGATGATCTTGATTATTGGAAATACAGAGATAGTGAAGGTAAATGGGTGACAACTAATGGTATTCCTGCAAATCCTTTTTTGTATCGTTCAGTAGAAAGGTTGATTGGAATGCACATAAGGCTGAGAAATGAGGTACTAGGTGGTATCAGATAAGACAAACAAAATATACACAGAACTAATCGAATACATGAAAAGTAAATACCCCGATATAAAAAGCGGTACTACTTACAATGAGAACAAGGTTGAATTTCCGTATATCTACTTCTTTTTGGTAGATATGCCAACAAAGCTTACAACACTTTCAAATACAGAAGATGGTGTGGGTTTGGTGTATCAAATAGAAGTGTATACGGATAAAGGAGCAGATAAGGCAAGGAAGATAGCCTATGAGGTCAGAACTCATATGATATCAGAAGGATTTAAGTGTAAAAATTTCATGCCTGTTCCATCTGCAACAAATGTAAGTCGTTTTGTAACACGTTTCGAGCGACTTGATGTATAGAACCTTGGTCGGATAGGAGTGCGCATCTGACAAGCCGTAGCCTAGCGGTTTCCGACCTTATAATAGGCAATCTTCTAAATGGGCAAGGAAAATTAAAATACGGAGGATAAAAAAATGGCTGTATTATCAAATGTTTCTTACCTTTATCGTAAGGCTAATGGAACATCAACATTTACTAAGCTTTGCGATATTACGAGCGTACCGGACTTAGGTGGAGCGCCTGATCAGATCGATATTACAACGCTTTCCGATAGAAAGCAAAAGAATATGAACGGTATCCAGACAGTAAGCTCACATGAGTTTGGTGCTTGGTATGATTCAGAAGTTTATGACACACTTCAGAGCATTCAGGAAGCAGATTATGATAAGACTTCTGTTTCTGAGTTAGACACATACCAGATTTGGATCGGTGAAAATGGCGTAGGCGGTAAGTTTGAGTGGCAAGGTAAGCTTTCAGTTTACGTTGGCGGTTATGAGTCAAACGCAGCAATTCCTATGACAATCACTATTTCTGATGAAGGTGAGGAAGCAATCAAGAAGGTTTCAGAAGTTAGTGGCTGATGTAACAAAAAAGGGGGCGAGGAAACCCCTTGTCCCCTTTTATTAAGGTAACTAGGCAATTTGTTTTTAGGCGAACAAAGGAGAAGGAATTATGTCTACAATAACAAGAACTATATCTATTCAAACAGATGATGGCACACAGGTATTTCCTGTAAAAGATCTTGATTTTACAAACCTTGTTTGTGATTTAGAAGCACAGGGTATTGATGTAATGTCAATGATGGATAACGGATTTGATCGTGCAAAGATTATGACTACTGCAAGAGCATTTTTGGCAGTAATGGTTGACTTACCTGTAAAGGATGCAGGAAGACTTATAACACAGCATATCGGACATGGTGGTTCACTTGAAGATATCTTCAGTGTGTTTACAGATGCTATGACTGATGCGGGTTTTGGGAATCGCCCACAGCCAGAGGATCACAAGAAGCCAGTGAGCAAGGGGCGCAAGACAACGAAGAAGTAAAAAAGTATAAAAGTTATACTGAAGCTGTAAATGAAGGTTGGCTTCCATCAGCGTTAATGATGCATGTTTCATATGAAGTTTTTTGGACATTAAACCCTAGAAAACTAAAACCATTTCAGAAAGCTTATGAAATGGAATTGGAATCAAGGCAAAATGCTAAAAACTTGGAAGCGTGGTTGTATGGATTATACAATCAGAATGCTATTGCTTCTGTACTGTGCAAGAATAGCAAATACCCGTCAAAACCATTTCAAATGATGAACGGACGTAAAAAGACTGTACAGGAAGAAGGAATGGATTTTGAAAGATACGTAAGGCAATTTAACGCAATGAGGAAGAATAAGACCATAACGAACTAAAGGGATAGGACTATTGATATTTAGTGTCAATAGACACTATCCCTTAATTTGTATAAAGGAGAGAACGATGGCACAAGAATTAGAAGATTTACTCATAAAAGTAGACTCCGAATGTGGTGACTTAAAAGGTATCGACAGTGCCATAATTGCATTACAAAACTTATCCAATTTTTCAAGCAATGCCACAAAAGGGGCTAATTCACTTGAAAAAATGGGTTCTGCACTTTCACAACTCAGTACTTTTGGAAAAAGTAAATTCAATTCAGAAAAGCTTGTAAAAGATATTGATAAGCTCAAAGGATCTTTAGAGAGCTTGGCTGAATATACCAAAGATGCCAATAAAAGCATTAAACAACTTAAGTCTTTAGGTGATGCTTTGGGTTCTTTTACAGATGTAGGTTCAAATCTTAAAGGAATCAATGAAGTCACCAAAGGCATTGGCAAAATGGTTGATATTCTCGATAAGCTGTCCAAAGTCGAGAAAGATTCAAGTAAGGGAATAAAGAACTTAAAGAATCTGGGTGATGCATTACATAGTTTTAATGGATTAGAAGACAATGTAAAAGGATTAGATAGCATTGCTTCTGGTCTAATTCAACTTGGTAAAGCTACAGAATCCTTAAAGGGATATAAGAAGGGTGATTTTGCCTATCTCACTAATCTTGGTAAAGCTCTTAATGACTTTACTGGAACAATGGAAGCAAGAAAGTGGGAGTTTGTTGGTAATGCCACAAAAGGTATATCAGACTTAACAGAATCACTTAAAAATACAAAAGACGTTGATGTTAAACAGCTTGGAATAATTGCAGAAGAATTAAAGAAATTCGGTGATCAAGACTTGATGAAAAATGCTAGTAATATAACTGGCATGATAACAAGCTTATCAACTGCTTTAAATGTTCTAGGTCAAGGTTCTAATAATCTTCAGAGTACTGTAGAAAAACTGATAGGTGGTTTTAAATACGCAGATGAAGGATTCTACAATATCAGAACATCTATTGAAGCTGTTTCAACAGATCTGGAAGATGCAATTAAGCCAATTCAGAATAGTGCATTATTTGATACCTTAGAGAGATTTAAACACTTAAATGATTCTTATAAGAATGTAGGTGGTTTAGGTCAAGGGCTTGGTGTCCTTATTTCTTCTCTTGAAATGTTAGATGGTAGAGAGTTAGATGTAAGTGCTATTACACAAGTACTGGAATATTTTGACCAATTAGCAAA